CCAACTATCCGTCAGCAAACTATAGATCAAATTGATTTTTACGTTAAAGAGACCGGAGGTTATGTGTCATCGTTCAACGACGAAGCTAAACCGACTAATCGTCAGGATACAAGTAGGCAATTCGACGGATATATGACTGGTCCTACTAAGGCGAATATAATAGCACTAGCAGATGAAGCACGTGCAACTATCCGTCAAATATCCAAACCGGTAGATGGATTCGCTTCATCCGTCAGTCAAGGATATTATTATAATAATCAACAAGATGCGAAAGCTACATTAAGACAAGAATCGCATCAGGCGGCGGGCACAGTTGGCAGCATAAATCAAGGTTATTATTATAATAATCAACAAGATGCGAAATCTACATTGAGGCAAGAATCGCATCAAGCAGCAGGTATAGTCGGCCATTCAAGTCAAGGTTATTATCACAATAATCAACAAGAGGCAAAAGCTACGATACGTGAAGATACCTCTACACAATTAAATACAAATCTCAAGGGTGAAAATAGAGGGTATATGTTAAACCAAGCTGATGAGGCCAAACCAACTATTAAACAAGGTACATTAATAGAAGAATACATGTCAAATATCGGTTCATCAGCAAATAAAGGGTATAAGTTAGACAATCCTGATGAAGCTAAGTCAACTATAAAACAAAGTACATTAATTGAAAATTATGCATCGGTCGCCAAAAATAATGGTGGTTACTATACAAGCAATGCAGATGAGGCTAAAGCCACTATGAAGCAAACAACTTTAATCGAAGATTATGTGTCTGGATTATCATCATCTACCGGCTATTACACGAAGCAAACGGACGAAGCTAAACCCACCATAAAACAAACAACTTTGACAGGAGATTATATATCAACTGGTAAATTCCATGTTGGTCAAGCAAGAAGTCATATGGATGTAAATGCAATGGAAACATCTGACGCCCGCGAGACTACACTAAAGTTAAGATTCCCAGCCACTAAAAATATATCATTAGTAGGGACGGCTGGACGTCCGGTAGATTTACACAGAGCACCTGATAAGAGTTTAATAGGAAAAATGACGCTCAAAGACAATCCGTCATATAATCCTAATTTAGGATTGGCAAACAAATCGAGAGTAGTAGTCAGAGCGGATTTTGAAATGAATCATAATAAAAATGATCTCCAACAAAATACGCCAATATTAGATGCGGATTTTATTGAAATATTGGGCGAGGTTTTGACAAATAATCCACTTGTGAATAACCTGGTGCATAAAAGTACTAATAAAAATACACAGAATACGTATATGTTTAATTATACAGATAGAAAAAATTAATTATACAATGATATTATCTTCTTCATCATCATTTACTAATGTATCCAAATGTTGTAACGCCTCATATTCTAACATTATTTCCAGTCTATCTTTCTCTGTCAAAATATCATCGATATCTTCTTTAATTATAATATTTTTATATTCTGTCAGTAATTTCATAATATAATCATATGCTTCTTGTAAATGTCGTTTATTTTTGACACTAGTTATAATTATTTTACCACTTCTAAAAACCATAATAGTTGCCGGTTTTACTTTATTTTTCTTACTATTACTTGTATATGTTGTCTCCGATAATGTATATTTGATATTAACACCAGGATGGTTACATGGTTCGTATCTGCATTTTATTTTTTTACTCAATAATAATGCATATAACGCATCTCTGTTGATTATATAATCTATATTCGTAGATGTATTTATCATATCAACTTGGAAATGTTTAATTTCGAGCGGAGTGTCATAATCATATAGATATAATTTATCTACAATTCGATTTATTTGCGCATCAAACACACTTATTTTCATATTTAATAAGTCTATCAATTTATTTATTGTCATATTACATTCATTGACATTTTTACAACCAGTCATCTGAAACGCACCATTATTAAATATTTTTAAATTTACGTTTTTAGCATCCGATATATGTACTACCATCGTTAATTGATTCTCGAACGAACTGTCCGTCTTAATAGTTGTGTTAACTTCGCTTTCTTTTTTATTATTTTTCTTGACACGTTTTTTTTTAATCGTTATGCCTCTTGCTTTGCCGTTATATTTTACAGATAATATATTCGAACAACTGATATGTGTATATGTAAATATATTATCCAAGTTTACACATTTATTTAATTTACCAGATGCAGATATTGTTGATATTGTTAAATTTTCTGGCAAATTCTGTAATTCATATATAGAGTTATCTATGTATTGATGTTGATTTTGTGTATGTACTTTGACAGACAACGGAAATGGTATACGAATTATCTCTTTGGTATTATTAATTTCCATATTTCCTTATATACTTTTTCCCTTAAATAGTATGTATTTAAAATATCAATTTTTGTGAAAAGCAGAATAATTGAAATTTAAAATTATTACTATTAATATAAATAATAGTATATAATATGTCTGAAGTTAATACTAATGTCGAAAATACACATGATGATAGCAAAGAATGGATAGATGTTCTAACTTCTCCCGGATTTTTACAACTCTGTATAGGCCCTATGTTTGCCGGAAAGACCTCGCATCTACTGAGTATAATTAAAAAATTCAATGCGACTTTTGTCGATTTTTTAGTGGTAAAACCGTTGATCGACAACAGATACAGTCTAAATGCCGAAATTACTTCACATAACAAAGAATCTTATCCGTGTATAGTTGTGAAAGAATTAAAAGAAATTAATATAAATGATATCAAACAATATATTCTCATCGAAGAAGGTCAATTTTTTCCTGATCTGTACGAAACAGTTGTAGATTGGATTGAAGAAGGCAGATATATTTACGTGGCTGGCCTAATAGGTGATTCCGATATGAAACATTTCGGTGATATGACTGAATTAATGCCCGTTGCTGATGAAATAAAATTTTTACATGCTAGGTGCGATTGCGGTAAATTAGCAAGTTTTACATCATTATATAAACATGATAAAAAAACAGATGACCACTCGCAAATATTAATTGGTGGCGCAGATATATATAGACCTACTTGTAGAAAGTGTCACAATAATAATCCTAATTAAGTAGAATTATTGCCGTGACACAATAATAATCCTAATTAATTATTTATTTGATTTAAGCTCAAATTCATATTATTTTATAGTTGGCTAAATAATATGAAAGTATTATCATTTGATGTTGGCATTCGAAATTTAGCTTATTGTTGTATCGAATATACACCAGAATGGAAGAAAATTATAGCATGGAATATAATTAATCTAATTCCAGATAGTCCGCATTGTTATATTTCATCATGCAATAAACCAGTGATCCAATCTTGTCTATACCATGGCCATCCAGTGAATTGGTGTGAAAAGCATAAAAAATACTATAATGTATTATTAGCATTAGAGGGAGGATGTACTAATGAACTAACCAAACCCACTAATGTTACTATTATTAATTGTAAAAATATAGAAACAGATGACTTGCGTAAATCTATCATACGTAATCTTGATATACATATATTACCGTTGGTGTTTAAATTTTCTATTGATTATGTGCTAGTAGAAAATCAACCAGTTAAAAAAAATCCACTGATGAAACAGGTAATGGATACTATATATTGTTGGTTTTTGATGAGATGTATGATGTACAGTAGTATAGTTAAAAAAATTTATTTAATTAGTCCAAGTAATAAATTAAAACAATATGCAGCACAGCTTGGTTCATTTGAGAATAGGGAAAAATACAAAGCGACTAAGCAACTGTCAATCGATGTAGTATATGATTATATCAAACAAAATAAATTGTCATTTTTACAAGAGCACCTTGACAAATTTACAAAGAAAGATGATTTATGTGATAGCATGTTACAAGGGTTTTATTGGATTGATAAAGTTTTTGATGAAATCCAAGCAACGAATAATAAAGAAGAAAAAAAACGCAAAGCCAAAGAAGTTAAAGAGCTAAAAGAAGCTAACAAAGTTAAAAAGATTAATAAAAAGAAAGTGATTGAAATATAATATTTTGCTTTATAAAGATGTATAATAAGTATTACTATTTATTATTCATAATTATATGTGTATTGGTGTTCTTTCCGGTCGCGAAACGATCCAATGGCTTCATCGAAAATAATAAATATCCGATTGCAAGGCAGATTTATGACCAAAGATATGTAGTTAAGAAAGATTTACAAGAAATATTAAATCTTAATAAATGGTCTATTTGGTCGGATGACTATAATCACACGCCTGTATTTACACAAATGACAGAAAATGAAATAATGTCACGCATCAGTGAAAGAAGTTATATTAATTCAACAAAAAAGCCGGCTTGGAGATTATTTCCATTAATACTCAACGGCAAAATTATTAGAAACGACGATTTATGTCATAATACTTTGTCAATATTAAATAATTATAAGAAACATATTGTAAATGCGGGCTTTTCTTTACTTGAAGTAGGATGTCATATCGGAATGCATAAAGATTATGATAAATCATTTTATAGATTACATATACCATTATTAATTCCAAAAAATAATTCTAACTTCGACACTTTCATATCAGAATCAACCGCTAAAAATAATAATTTAGCAGTGTTACAAGTAGAAAACGATTATAGAGTTTGGAAAGAAGATGACTATTTTATATTAGATGATACATATGATCATGATGCGTGGAACAATACAGATGAACCTAGAGTAGTGTTATTAGTTGATATTAAACGTTAAATTATATTTGTTTGAACATACTTTTTAATGATGCTTTCACCGGTGTGTCCTTCATTCTTTTCAGGACATAATCATTATTTTTGCTGACTTTTACTTGATTCGTCTTAATTAATTGGTTTTGATTTTGGTTAAATATTGATTCTTCCACCTGCACCTGAATAGATACGGTTGTTGGTATGACATTACGATATTGCCTTTTGAGTATGAATGATTTTTCGCGAAATTCTTCTATCGTCATAGTACCGCCAAACATTTGTAATAAATATTTTGGCGGTGATGTAATTATATCACCCATTATAGTTGCTATTTCATTTTCACTGTATTTATTATCTACCATATTTGTATATATTTTATTTCTAAGTAAATGCAGTAACGAACTTCTTTCCCAAATTTTATGATCATTTAATGACATGTTATATGCCAATGCACAGTTAAATGAACAATAACAACCAGTAACATAAAATACATTATCCATCATTCTATCGGGCAAGCCAATCGGTAAATTGTCAAATGTATGACAACACCACCAACAACATATATTACTTTTGCTTGTATATTGTAATTGACCGTATACATCTTCCATCTTAATACGCAGATTAATTATTTTACGGTCGTTCTCTTGAAATTTATGTATGTGATATTTTAATTCTAAATCATCTATCTTTTTCTGCAACGTGCTACAATTTATACAATTCATACATGTCACCTTTTCTCTTACCTCTTTTACTTCTCTTACTTCTCTTACTTCTCTTACTTCTCTTTCTGTGAACATATCGTATAATGAAGTGGTTACTAATTTTTCTTGTTTTGGTATTTTGTCCTGTTGCGCGGGTAAACCACCCAATATGCCCATAATATCATTTTTACTAATGGGTAAATTTACTATTACACATTCTTCATACGTTTCTTTCTTGGCTGCCATTTCAATTGCACTTTTGTCATATACTTTATTTGTTGGCTTTCTACCACGTTTCTTTAATTCCACTTTTTCAGCTATTGGTGCGGGAATATTGCCATCTGTTAACGCATTTTTCGGTTTGCGACCTCGTTTCTTTTTCTCAACCAAAGTAACGGTGGATAAATCAACTGCTTCATTGTCTTCTTCGTTCACTGATATATTATCTTGATCATAATCTATTTCGGACGTGGCATCCATGTTCTTAAATAGTATAGTTAATAATGCTTTAAATATTTTATCTAATTATATGGTATGGAAAAGGGGTCGGATCAGGCCACGTTATCTTTTATCAAAAGTGTTAATGAAAGATACAGAGAATTTAAAAAAAATATATTAGTCGATATAAATAACTACCTAGGAGAACCTATAGAAGATAAAAAAGAGGAAAAAATTAACATCAATATCACTATACCTATACAATATGCCGATTTATTACCACAAATTTTTAATATGGAAAGAAAAAGTTCATGAACATAACCTTTATACTGTTATCTTCGGTCTTGCTCTGTTTGTTTTTGTTATATGTACATCTTCTGATTTAATCGATCCTAATGTTGACACCGTGTCAGATTGATTCATTGTATCAGTGACCTCAACACGAGTATTTGCTCTGACACTTGACACCATGGGTGTTGTATCTGAATCATCTTTCATATGTTTAGTCAATGAAACTTGCATAGGTTTAATTTTATTTAATATATTTTGTATGTTTGGTGGCGGTTTGATAATTGGCTGTTGTATATCATTTGTGGCTCGCTCAATGACAGTAGATAGATTGGTCGAAAAGTTGGTCGGGGAGGATCTAGTATTTATTCCTTGGGGAAAATTTATTAAATTTTCTTCATGTGTGTTATTTTTATGCGCTTGCGCCTGTACCTGTGCTTCTGTATCTTTTTTATGCGCTAACATTTGCTGATATGCTTTGTATTCTGCCTCTTTACGTATTTCTTCGGCGCTTTTTTGATGCACGTCATTCATCATTTTTTTACTGATTGCCTCCTCTAATTTGGCGGCCAATGCTGGATTTTTTGAAATGACTTCCTCTAGACCAGGTATCTTAGCGGCACTTTTCGCGCCGTGAAACGTCATTGCAGATAGGCCTATCAAAAATAACAATTTCATTTCCGGCTCCACCTTTCTGCCAGACCCCTTGTATTTTTCATATAATTCCTCGAATGTTTCTGTATAATTGTCCTTTGTTAATTCAATATGATCTGACCAGCCTTTTAAATTAATTCCTAATGGGTCATATTTGTCATTCATATATTCAAATGCCCACGCTACCCATCCCAAACCTTGCTTAAACCTCGTTACACCATGATCTTTATTACGTTTATCCGTATGATATTTAATTTCGGCACACATCTCCCAATAATTAGAATTCATACTGTATTGTTTCGATAATGTACATTTACAGTCATTTTTCAGATACATTAGTTGGGCAAATTTTTCCATGCGCTTAATTCGTTGAGATTGCTCGTTCAATGAATCATAATCATCCACGTCGGACACATATAGGCCATTGGGACTTTTTTCAACAGGAGCGTCTTTTTTCTCTTCTTTGTCAATACTTTTTTTAACCATACTATTGTCTTTGCAATCAGTTTGATTTACTGTATCTTTATTTTTATCTTTATCTTTATATTTCGGATCCTTCCAGTCGTCCGGATACATAGTATCTCTATATTTATGTTCTGTTTCTGCTTTTTTAACAGATGCATGTCTCGAATGTCGCGATGATGATTGCGAAGACCTGTTAATTTTTGAGGATATTGTACTACTATGTGATGTTTTGCTTTTTTTGTTATTAAAATGGACATCTGAATCTGCGTCATTAACATCGATTAAATTACTTCTGGTCTCTGAATCATCTGATGGTTTAATATTACTATTTTTGACAATTACGGTTTTTGAAGCATCTTTAATTTTATTGGGATCCGCAAGTAAACTAAAATTATATTCCGTGGTAGCTAACGAAATTTTTTTTGTCGAAGACGATGACATAAATATTTATTATTCACACAGAAACAAAAACATAATTTAATACGCAATTCTAATAGAATAAATTAATTATTATCGGAAATAAATAATTTATATCACTTATGTACTATATTTTTTCTAATAAAATTGGCATATGGTATAGCAGTATCATCTGATAAATATACTAATTCATCCTTGATAATTAGATGCGTCGACCCTACAACTAGATATATAATAAACATAATAAATAATATACATGCGCAACAGCATGTAAATTTATACTTTCTAATAAAATGAATTGCTTTTCCTTTGATGATATGATATCTCATATAATGTATTTAGATTATATTATAGGATACATTATTGCAATAAATCCGTAAAGTGTTCAACTTCTCTAAATTGTCGAACATTATTCATACTTTGTTTGATATCTTCATCTAACATTACATTGAAGAACATTACATAAAATAGTGCCATAGCTAATGCTATCGATATATTGCCATTATGAGCCAGCCATGCTATTGCCATTAATAATAACACCTTAGTAACTGGTCCATCCAAATAGTTCCTATTATGTAGGATGTGCTTATTATATCTTAGACAATTACACGACATTGTAATAATAATCGCCACCATTGCTATTATAATTTCATTTGTGCTAGTCATATATAAATATAAACTATAAAAAGATAAAATATATTATCTTTTATTTAATAGTTAAGTGGATGTTTCAATTTGAACAAGGATATGCAACCACCTACAATTATAATAACAATTTGCCAATTATCGGCTGGTTCGCCCGTCGTCAGCTGGGATATGTTATTGTTATTGCAATTATAGTTGTCCTATTGTACTATTTTTTTTATAAAGAGCAAGATAATATAATCGGTCAGGGTTGTATTCGTAATAGCTGCTACGCTACCCCTAGCATCGGCAGCGAAGTAAATGGCGATAATTGTATTGGTATTGGCTGTCATGCTGGCGACTGTTATGGCGAAGGTTGTCATGCCGGAACATGCGAAGGCGTTGGTTGTGTAGGTGGAAATTGTTATGGTGCAAATTGTATAGTTGGTAAATGTAAAGATCCCAATTGTACAGAAGATAAAGAACAATTAGGAATATGCAAACCGAATTGTAAATGGGGAAGAGCATACGACATGGTACAGTCAAATTCAAATACATATAGGTCTTTCAAAAATGTCCTAAAGAAAAATACCTATTTTAACAAAAACAATTGTATTAAGCCAACTAAAATTACAGAAAATTTAATTAAAGATGATAAAACATTATATAATATCCGCATCAAAGGCGCAAATTATTATAATGGTGATTTTTTATCGCTAGATGAAATTAAGGCAAAATTAGCAAAAGGCGTAGTTATTGATGATAAAAAAGGTCTTGTCCGCTATGAAGATCCTATTATCAGCACAATACCATACATATATAAAAATGATACATGTAATTGGTGTACAAAACATAATGGCATTTCTATGTGTGCAAAATACGCACCGACCTTTAATCAGACAAATATTAATAACGTTGACCAGTACAATTACAATTGGTCCTCTTTCCGAACTCCTGTCCCCATATTTGGCTCAAAAGGTGAAGAAACAATGTGTCCAGCTACACTTAACCAGAAGCCACACAGTATGACTAATATAAAAATCTATTTGGATATTGATCAAATAAAAGATATCTTAGGCAGTCAATCATTGACCAGTAAAATGGCTAATGTGGATATAATCGAACAATTATTAAAAGACGGCAATTATTCAGCTATAAAATCATACATGGACTCCACCGATTTTTTTCAAGATAATATTACCGTCTTCCAATTAATTGATCGAGCGGCTATGGCGCCTGCTAATATTATGATTCAACTCGAAGATGTACATGGTACTATTATGAATTGTACTTGTGATAATTGTCAACAAACTGGTAATAGAACATTAGTATATAGCATATTGCCCACAGACTTATTTGGCACTGTATTGCCTTGCAAACCACGTGCATATTTATATACAGGCAAAACTGAAAATTACGATCCGGATGCAGTAATTGATCGATCAAAAACAACATATACATTGACTGGTGTGAAACGACCCGTAAATGACACTTTCACAACAGACGAATTAACATTTACTAACGAGTTTCATTCGATAAGAGATCATCATTTAATGCTGTATATAAATACCGATGTTGTAAATAAAGTTATGACATACATATGTTTATTTTGTGGGAAAATTTCTAATTTGTATTTAGATAAGTTAATCACAATAGATGCATTAATAGGTCAATTAGGTCAGACATATGCATTAGATAGTTGTATTCGTCCAGATGACTATAATCATTATTATATTGAAGAATTGGACGAGGAGCAAGAAAAAGTAAATTACAAATGTATTAAATGTAATAAAACAACTAAATAAAGCTGGTTAATATTTTTTTATATATGTTAATTAATAGTTTAGTATAGTATGTATTCTTTATTAGAAGAAGCCTGGCCGGATTTTCAACCCAATAGAAATGCTATTGAAAAGTTCTCGTCGGAAACATCCATGATGGATTCGTCCGCTAAGAGATTCGTGTCCGCTGATGAATATGAACAATTTATCAGTTTTAAACAAAATGAATTGTCACAGCGTAAACGTCCTTCGATAGAACCATTAAATAATCAAACAATGATGCATTCTCACCAAAATCAAAAAGATACCGGTTGTCATCAAATATTAGAACATATTCACAGATGTGATTATTGTATGAAAGAGATATATAAACGATATAATTGCAACCGATCGGACCTACCAATAGATATATCACAATATATTACACCTGAGAATAAAGATGTAATTACAGTAGTATTAATAGGATTACTAATAATATTAGTCATACAATTATTTACACCGCTACAGACAAAGTCTAAATGATTAATGTAAATCCCATTTAATAAATAAAATATTTTTTTCTAATATTGTTACTTCTGATGCACCTTTTTTAAGTATTTCGTTTTTTAACCAATTGCAGCAATCATCCAAATCATAGAACGGATATCCTATAATCACTTCGGGGACCTGATAAACCATATGGTCTTGGTTCAACACAGTGGAAATATTTGAAATTTTTTTCATAATTAGTGTTAAAAATTGTCCATATGTAGAATATTTCAAATTATTTTTTTGCTGACTTTGCTTTTTCAACTCTTCAAAACTTTTAATTTCCGAATTTGACATAATATGTTTATCATAAAAAAATATTATGGCTTTAACTAATAATATGAATATTGATATTTCTAAACTTAACTGCATTGTATTCGGTGGAGGTGGTATCAAGGGAATTTCTTATCTCGGATTTATGAATGCGTTGACTGAGTGTTTGGATATCAAACAAATAAACCATTATATTGGCTCTTCGGTCGGTAGTATATTTTCTTACATATTAGTATTAGGTTATACTTTGGATGAAATTAAAAAAATAATATATAACTACGATTTTTCTTCCATGTTACCCTCAATAAATTTAGATGATCTATTATGTAATTTAGGTCTCAGCGATGGTTCGAAATTCAAAGATTTTTTTAGTGAATTATTAGATGTTAAGTATGGAAAAAAAGACATAACGTTTAAGGAATTATATGATCTGACTAATATTAAACTAACATTATGTGTAACAAATTATACAGAACAATCTATAGAATATTGGAATTATGAGACAAATGCTGATATGTCGGTTATTACAGGTTTAATTGCGTCCAGCAGAGTACCATTATTTTTTACTCCACTATTTGTGAACGATACTATCTATTTGGACGGCGGAATAATAAATAACTACCCCATTAATTACATACCAATTAGTGATATAGATAGTGTGATCGGTGCATGTTTAACTAGCAAAAAAGAAGCAGCTGAAATTAAAGAATTATTCGGTACCAATTCACCCTTTGAAAAATTATTATATTATATTTTAAATCTATTTTTATTTACATTCCAGAGCAAAATTACTTTATTAGATCCATGCTATATGAATAGAACTATTAAATTACAAAACAAATTCGCAAACTTCCTGGATTTAAATATTACAAATGATATTAAAGATGCAATGATAACGTCCGCATATGATACTACTAAGTCAATATTAGCATATAATAAATCGTTTACCGATTAATTATCATCTTTATTTTTATGTTGTAGACAGACATTGGTCTGTCGTTTTGTTACCGCGTCGTTTATTTTAGTAGTTTCGTTATGATATCGCTTAATTGCTTCTTCATAATCCAGTTTATCATTTATATGTTTATTGTTATCGATATGGGATGATAATAATTGAAACGACTGATCAATTCCTTCAGTACTAAGTGCATATAATTGATCATAACTATTATATTCAAAATTGAATTGTGTTGACAAAGCGGCACCGGCCACTTCGCAATATGGTACAATTTCAGTGTTATACGATTGAACATTCGTGCTTATATTTTCATTAAAATTCTTATTAAACTCATCCGGGTCATATTCATCTGTTGGTCTTTCTGGTAGTTTTAACGACGCTCGTTGTCGTTCATACTCTGATAACATCTGAGAAAATGTATTAACATCGATTGGATTGCTATCTAACTGTTGCGCAAGTTTGGCCTCTCTTAGATGAATTGCATCGCGTTCACGAGCTTTTTCTTCGAACGATCGCTTATCACTGGATTCTTCAAACATCTTTCTAATTTCTCTACTAGCTTGTTTATAATCATTTTTCAGGTCAATATTCGTCCTAGTCGACAAACGAACAACTTCTTTATATTCATTATATACATCTCTATCCAGTAATATTGCATATATAGCTTTATTAAGTGAAAATAAGAAGGCCAGTTGTTTAGTTTCTTCTGGAGAGGCGTTTTCATTTAGTTTATCTGGATGATATTTTTTACAATTTCTTTTATAGCACTTTTTCAATCTTTCGAAATATTCTTCTGAAAAATATTCTTCTTCCGTAAATTTGTCTTTCATATTCATAAATTCGAATAAGTCGACTTTATTGTTACTGATATAAGTAATTGTTTCATAATCGATCGACATTTTCTATAATAAAAATATATTAAATTATATTTTAAATAGAAACTTATTAATATTATTAACATGGATCATTTTATCAAAAATATACTCATTTATGATTACATTGCAAACAGTACATTTGAAAGAGTATTTAATTTATATAAACAGCATGGAGATTCGTCTCTATTTAAAATCGCTAGTCCCAATATCATGATTCATTGGTTAAAAGATAATTTTTTAGTAATAGATAAAAATAAAATGCAACTATCCAATGAAATAAAGATTTTATTTTTTTTCATAGAAGACATGTCAAAGCAAAAATTCAAACAATTATCCGATCTCAATATAGATAATATATTACGCAACACAGTATTACCACAAATTTCATTTGATTATATTACAAAAGAAAATTTAGCTAAATATGATGCATATCGAGTAAATAAGTATGATAAAAATATAAATGATGTAATATTTATGGAGATAGCATTGGCAATTTCTTTATTTGCCACATCGTACGACGATAATTTAAAGACATTATCCCAATTTATTACTACTATATCCACAAATAGTATTAAGATCATGTCATTTATATCTATCGGTACATTTTGCTACTACGCCAGACAGTACAAAAATTCAAATGATAATTTATATAAAATAGAAAAATGGATGAGTAGATTGACAGAATCCCTGCTAGATAAATCATTGATAAAATATATTGATATAGATCCAAATGAATTCAAAAAATTTCTATTTATGATAATGAAATACAATGTATTGGAAACGAAGAGTTATAGTACACCGTATGAAAGAATATATAATATTCAGTCCTGTTTTATTACAGATATTAAAAATACACATGCATATATGCCAGGTCATACAGCTGACCAATTATTGTTAATTACATATGATTTGTTCATACATAACGACAATTGGATGGCATTATTAACAGCATCCGCTATGATGTATAGCGAATTAGTACACGTTAATTTGACGATGTCATGGTATTATTTCATGGTAAATGACATACCGGTCCATAATAATTTTAAAATAATTGGGGATAAGGATGAAGTGGAAGCAGATATAATATTGATGGATGAAATGACTGCTATTATTAAAAATTCGACACACAATCCACAATAAACTTATCGATTGGATTGAACGTGTATTGTCCATTATATTTGTATATTATATTTTGATCGTTATTTAAGATGTACAGGTTTGGGCTGGAATTGAATATGTAATTTTTATAATATTTATTGTTATTGATATTAATCTGAGCAAATGATAATATACCCGAAGTAATATATTTATATGTGATCTCTTTCCAAATAGAATCTATGAAACGTAAATTAATCTCGTTCGAACCGTCGTAATATAAAATAATTTTAAATTTCGGATATGCGTTATTCGATACGTGTGTATCATCTTTCTTCAAAGAGAATATTAAAATGACAACTATTATAAATAATAATTTGATTAATATATTGGCTAACATAATATTATAGATTTTAAATAAATAATTTTAATGGAAATTTTATTTTCTTGTATATATTATATATAATAAATATGGGAGATTATACAATTGATGAGTACCAGGTTTTGGCGGCGATAGTTGCGGCTTATTTGGCGCGCAACAAGAAAGTTAACAAGGATCTTGATGCTTGGATTAAAAAGAGCCATCCGGAAGTAATTAGCTATATATTTGTACGAGAAGGTATTTGTAATGAGCATTATAAACATAATAAGGAAGTGAAAAATACATTGGAAGCTTTGAAAAATGTTAAACATGCGAAACTTCTGGAATTTGTAGCGCATCAAAGCGGGGATTTATTGAGTAACGTTTTAATGCCAGTATTAGAGGTGCAGATAGATGCGGCAAAGAAAACATGTAAATATATTAAAGAGGATAGAGAGGGGGCCGTTGAAGAAGTATTTACTAACTTAGTAAACGCGCTGGGACCGACTGGTGTTCCGGTAGTCCCGCCGCACAATAATGCGCACGATTTCGGTGGTGGAGGACGGAGAGACATGAGGGGCGGAAGTAGAGTGACACATGGGGTTACGGATGTGATAGAAATGGTAAAAGCTGCTATAACGGCCGGCGTTGCTAATTTAGATGATGAGGATCGGGCCAATTTAGTAAACGGTATCTCGGTATTAACCGTAGGAATGCCAGAGCGGTTATTCAAAGATGCAATTAGATTAATCCGGGCATTTGACCAGTTGAATGGTACTGGTGCGGCGGCCGCAAGTGCCACTACTAGTTCTGCGTTCGATCTTACTGGTGCCAAATATACGATCGTAATCGTCCATGGAACCAGTCCCCATGCTCCACATAGAGTTATTGTTAGAAACAAACAGAATGCTAAGGACGAGGTCGATGACGCGGTCATTCCGATACCAGGACCAAGCGAATGTGGTCGTTATGGTGTTAATCATGTTGGGTCTAACGGCCGTGAGCAATGCCAATATGTTATTACACGTTGCACGACTGGTGATCGTAATACGTGCATCGAAGCGGTTGCCAATTCATTGGGCGAAGATGCCGATATTTTAACAGAGGAAAAACTTGTCGAGATAAACCCAATTTATATTCGTGATTTCCTTAATAAAGTTGATTATCCGGTGGTGTCTGCGCGAAACGGTTCCACTATTCGCAATTCTTATGATACATATGATCAATTTATGGAAAGAATGAAGGCGAGTGCACCAATTGCACATGCCTGGTTGACAGCAGACAGCCCCAATAACAAACAAAAAGCGGCGCGTTTCCGAAACCTTATTAATCGTCTAGTAAGCTATATCAATCGCCAATATCCACAACTATTAAATCTTCAGGAAGTTTACGACAAACAACAAGGCATGACAGGTGGACCGGGTGTTAAAAGAGCTGATCGAACCACGATCAGTTATCCTATGCCTCTTCCAGTAGCAACACGCCCTGGCGATATTACCAAACTGATGTTGCCGGGTATTATGCAAATACGCAGTGGGTTGGTAAAGACAGCATTATCACCTTTCATGCTAATTGGTGCTCGAGGCCTACAGAGTGGTGGTGCGTTCGGCTTCAATAATAATATGACACAATTGGTCGAAACTACAACTGAATACTATGACAAGGGTATTCATAAGCTCATTGAATCTATCGAAAAGACCGGTAAGAGGCTCGACGACAAATCGCTAACTGGTATTGAAGACCGACTCAATAAATTCAAGGAGGCGGGTAAGGAATTTGCTGAGAAATATGACATTGTTCGCGACTATGTAGAAACAAATGCTCGAAACCGTGATCCAAACCTTAACATCGACCTTTCGAAGATGAAGGAACATACCGAACGTTATAAGATAATCTCGGACAAATACATTAAATCTGAATCACTTATAGTAGATTTGATATCTAAGCTACATAACTTGGTAGTGCTAGGTGCCGGTATCAAGATCCGACCTTAATATAAAAAATTGATATTTAAATATATTATATTGTTAAACATAATATATTTTTACACATATGTCAGTAGAGACCATTTCAAATTTACGACCAATCTTAAATATTAAAATCGTTTCAGATGATGAAGAAGTAATTAAATATTATCAGACCGCTGCAAAAAAAACCCATTCGGCCGATTACCAAGCTTCCGGGTTTGATCTCATACTCACTTCCGCAATTTCAGGAAAATCTACCGATGATATTACTACCGGCAAAATGCTACCATTAGGTATTGCCGCATCTCCAACATTTGCCGCAGGATATGATCTCCGTGCTAGATCATCAATTTGTAAAACGAAATTACGTTTAGCCAATGGTATCGGAACCATCGATCAGGATTATCGTGGCGAAATAATGGCAGCAGTCGATGTTATCGGAGACTATGATCTGCCTAAATGCACACGATTATTTCAACTGTGTCATCCTTCACTCGTACCTATGATCATAAATATTGTAGATACATTAGATCCTACTACAAGAGGTTCGGGAGGATTTGGATCAACTGGTAATTAATTACTAAATGCTAACCCACCTTGACCATTTATAATCCTAAATATATTTATACATACAGCGTATATTCTGATTCGCGCCTGGTTCGCATAATTAATTGCTTTATCTACCGTCACATTTAATTGTAAATCATCTATTTTGCTTAAATTACATGTTCCAGATGGTTGATGATCTTCAGGATTAAGAGCAAAAGAATAGCAATACACGCCTTTTGGTGGTCTATTCGAGTGACTCTGGAAATTCTGTACTAATGAAAAATATTCGGATGACCTGGCTGATAAACGTAAATTACCGTTCATAACCAACTGTACATGTGTAATGATATCACTATTTTTAAAATAGTCTACACAATAGTTCGAATTTTGTAATACATTATTCGCACTTAAATAATCCATCCTAGCCCTGAAAATCAACTCTTTACAAGGATGTGAATAGCCTAACTTAATTTTGCTCGTGTTATTTGTTATACTCTTATCATTGTCAAATAATAATGTATCTATTAAATATTCATGATTGTTTTTGATAAATTTAATTCTTTCATCTATATCTAAATATACAAAATCTATCAACAGATGTGCATCTATTAATGCTAGGCCATTTGTCCATGCGAAGTTTTTTTGTTTATTTATGTGCAACATCTCAACAGCATTTTGAACCGTATTCACATAATAATTATTATTTAAACTGTATATCTGATAATTACTCTTGAGTAACGAATTTGAATATGATAATATTGGATCTACTGTTATTTTATTATAATATAATCTATTTATTGTCGAATTACCAACTGTTATTTTTTGAAAATCTATAAATTTGATATAATTAATATTGTTATTTACTCGTTGATATAAAATATCACCAATAGAAAATTGCACAACATCATTTTCGATATCTATGTAATTTGTCGGTGCCAATACCAACACATCATTAATACCAGCGAATTCAATATTAATTTTAACATCTGTAAATTCTAATGCAACTATCGGTAATGCCAAACCAGGATTATTACAAAACCAAAATGCCAACGGTATATTTAACGTATATGAATCTTTCGATGAAGAAAAATCCGTTAGTTCTGGTACATTACCTATCATCTTATTTAATACTCTTTCATTATTATTTTTCCTAGTCAATTCTGACCATATAAACAACCAATCTCCGTAATGTTTATCAATTACATACCCGCCGATCTCTATTTCAACAGTTTTTATGATGTTCCATCCAATATTCTCAACCCACGCACATTTATTTAGGGTAGGTAAATCTTTTGCCTCTTGGAAATAATTTATTTTAGGTAAGGTTACTACGACGTATGTTTTTCCTATTAGATCTCCTTGTTTACTAATTGTACATGTGATCTTTTTGCCAAAATCAGCCTTTGATTTAAAATCTTGTATCACTGATTCCGTCGAAAAGTTGGTATGCCGTTTATACACATTCCTGAAAAAAGTTATTTGTGGATCAAATGATAGATACATGTCTTCATTACCTTTGGATACTAATTGTAATATTCCGCCAGCCATTAATAAATATCATTTATATATTAATTCATTATTATTAGCGAATCAATATAAAAATGATATACATATATCATTTTTATATTGATTAGTCTAATATATTACTGAGCCAAAGCCACTAAATATACGGAGTATATTGTAACTTCTCCCAATTACCTTAACCTGTATATAATTATTATTTATTAATACATCCCTATTTATAGCTAACTCCAATGTAACATCCTCTAGTACAGACATATTTAATGATCCTGATGGTTGTGTTGTATTGTTCGGTTGCAAAGCAAATGAATATGTATTTAATCCATCTTGTAATGAATTTTCATATTTATTATAGGGTATGACATAATTCGTGTATTTATTATCGTGATTAAGAATATGACGTTCTAATAATAATAATTTACTATTCATAATTGGCGCAGCAGTTGCATCATATTCTGTGATGTTTTTAATTAATGATTCCAGTTCTATTAATTCCGCCTCGTTAAACCAAGATATATTAATTTGCGATACCGTCAACGTCGATACCATTTTGCGATGCCGTTTAAATACCTTATTTATCAAGGGCTGTAATGTTACAAATCGTCCATCCCTCAATAATGTATTGAAAAGATCTACGTTCATTATAATATTGTTATATGCAGATTCATTGAATGTGTAATTACTCAAATCATTATTTTTTATGTTTTTTTCAACATTGCAAAACCAATATATGTCTTTTATGCAATTACGTAAACCTAATTTCACTCTGACCTTATTATTTATTATCTCATTCTCTTTGAAATAATGATCGGTAGAATATTGTATCTGTTCTATTGAATATTCATGTCTTTTAGTTGCAAATAATTTACGTTCTTGTTCTTCTAAAAAGATGTAATCCAGTCTCATGTCTGATTTAATATTAGGTGCATTATTTTTCATATATGTTATTTTTACATTGTATCCCACTTTCATTAATTTAGCAATATCTTTTGTTTTCACCTTAACCGTCACCGCTGTGTTTATTAATGCTATCATTGGCAAATTATTACCGGAATTCGAAAAAAACCATGGTACCATCACATATATCGATTGACCAGTTATTATATTCCGTGGGAATAACATCTGTTCTGTATATCCTATATATTGTAAATATTGTTTTCTCTTCCTCAGAGGAATATTTGTTTGATAATATATGTGCATATAATCATCGGTTATTCTTTGTATTAGTTGATCTCCCATATACAATTCTAAATAGTCAAATATATAGTGGCCGAGGTAATTTATCCAATTGCCCTTGGGTTCGACAGGTAGAAACTCATTATTGGGCCACGCCGTGATAGATAGTAAATTATTTATTCTGCTTAATTTGTCAGTTTGAATTGCAGATAACATTGTCGTATTTTTCTGTATCTGTGCTTTGACATTATTATATATATCGATGTTGACTTTTATTAAATCAGATGATCCTACCCTAATATCATACAACTTATTAATATCTATATACTTATTTTTATTCGCCGTTCGACAACCGATCCGATCCTGTCCGTTAATAATGTCACGCATTAACGACTCTAAATATAGCGTTTCTGTTATTGATTTACCTATTTGTTTATCTGTCTCGAATTTATATCCGTAAAATTCAGATACATATCGTTTTAACTGCTCTGTTAAGTAGATATAATCATCATATCTGTCTATAATGTTACTACTTAGTATATATCGCGTCTCATTATTTTCATATATTTTATTTAATATGTTGTATATTCCTCCATATATTGTGTCATTTGTTTCAATCAAGTTGATGTCATCACTGAACTGTTCATAAATAGTTATACTCGTGTTAAAGTCATTATATGTAATTGCCTCAATAAAATAATAATAATAATTTCCTGATTTTTCAATATAAAAATATGAATTAGTATCGATCTTATCTGCATCATTTGAGTATATACAATCAATGGTAATTATATTAGATGTAATATCTGTTATTGTGAAATTGTATCGTATAAATGCATAATTATTCGTCACGTTAATCGATCTGGTTAAAATGTCATCCGTTATAATGTTATTGTCGGTATAATAAGTAAATAATTCTGTTTTTAATCTTGTTTGTACATTATTGATAGTTTTTTGGAAGATATTATATGTTAAAATCGTCGAGGAATTATTTTCTTTGTTTAATTTACATTTGCCGATTTTGAATGCGGAAATTGGATTAATAGCAGTTGAAATATCAGTAAATATGTAATATAGCTCATTCGGTAAATTAGTAACTCTTATCAATTTCCCATTTATCAAATATAATGTAGGATATTTGTCAATTAAATCGTTCTCATTATATCTAAGTTTAGCTTCGACATAATTCATATTCTCATTTAGTGTCGTCATTAATAGGTAATTTAATAATGTCAAATTGTCGTCAGGGCCATTAATCGCGGATTTTAATTGTATTAACATGTATAAATTACTAAATGTAACAATATTATTGTCATATGGCTTGAATGTTTCCATTTCATTATACATATCATACCTATTACATAGATATACTTTTGCTACCCCATCTATTTCTCCCATCCAATCTTGTATGCTAAAATTATCTTTGTTTTTCTGCTCTATCAAAAATGCAATTTGCTCTTGTGTATACCCTTTAACTATATATGATCTCAAATCTTTTTTGTATTTTTCATTCGAATAGACATATTGGGTAGTGTTATATATTGGCTTGCTAAATAATTTATTCAACTCATATGCGATATAACATAAATGACATGGTAATACCAATTTTGAACAATAGTCAAACGTCAAATTTACATCATTAAAAGTATCAATAAATGTATCCCATTTTTCGAATGTATCGTTATCTATTATATCTACCATATTTAATAACATATTAATGTCTGTCTCAATATCTGTACCAGTCGTCGTTATTTTACTGAAATAATTTACAAATAAGTCTATATGATATTCAATATTTTGTTGCTGTATATCAGTTAATACATCCATATTATCTTCACTATTATTGTATACTATGTTATTTGGTAATGTTCTATAATATAAGTTACTATATCTTATATTCGGTATAATCGTCTTCAATAAAGACCACATTAATAATTGTTGAAATACTAATCTCATATAGCCAGCGCGTTCGAATCTATCTATTATTACGTCTCTCCTGAATAATACAGTATTTTCCGTTATATTGACAATATCCGAAGGGTAGTGATATGATTGTAATTCATGGAAATATTCTAAATGGTAGTCACGACTGTTATAAATATCGAATCTAGTGTGATCAGATAGTAACATCTTATCAAATATGAAATTCTTGGCGAATGCCTTTGTTGTTTCGTCATGTAAATATGCGTCAATAAAATGTTGTTTCAATTCGTCAGTACCTATACCATAATATGTCTTACTGTTTTCTAATTGACTTAATACATCTTTAATTTTTATGAATAATGTACAGTTTTTATTTTGCAATATCCTAGCAGAGCCAAATAATAAATTTTCTTTTTTATATATAGCAGTGTTGACATACGGATATAAATGATCATTTGTAGTGGTATTTTTAAGTAACAAATCATACTGTATATGATCAATAGAAGTTTTTAATTCGTAAATAGGCATATAATCTATTTTGAAGTTGTCATATATAAATTCCTCTCTCGTGGCACATTGATTTGCTAATTTAAGTATTGCAAATTTGCTTTCATCTGTATTAGCCTCGACAATATCAAATGCATTCTCAATATTTATCTCATTTACAAATTGTTCAAATAGACCCTCTGTCGCTTTTAAATTATTGTTTAGCATATATGACATATATAACACCTTATAATAGGTATTACCTCCTATTTTATCCAAATTTATTATGTTCGTAAATGTTGATAATAATCGATCTATTGTGTGATTCCTATTCGCTTTTGTAAATGTATGCTCAAATGCATATGACAATATTTTTAAATCATCTATCTTATACGTAGGTATCAGTTTATTTTTAATTGTGCGTTCATATTCATCAGCGTCTATTGTGCCGTATTTTCTAAAATATTTATAACTGTCACTTTCTATATAATTCCAATATGTAATCGCATTATATGCCACATTATTGATCCCTTCAAATGAATTAAATATCACAGTACATATCATTTCAGCAAAAGCTGGCGATGAAAATACACTTGGGACATATAATTTACTGGGGTCAAATGTAGTTCCGATAATAACTGTTTGATTGATCGACGCATTTACCACTAATGCTGCTTCATCGGGATAATTCATATTATATAAATTCGACAGGTCAATAGTCAATGTTTTATTTTCAAAATCAATATCTGTAATTCTAAATTGTTGCAATGTATTAGCTAGATCTGTATTTTGTTTTACTAAGAAGCTGACGTACTGATTTTTTTCTACGTATTTCAAGTTATCAACCGTAATGCTATTTGTGGTATTGGATATTATCTTGGCTTCGAATGTTAAATTTTGTAATTTTAATGCCTCCATTCCTATTAGTACCGGACTTTTAACTGGTATAGTTGATAAGTTGAGCGTCGTGTCTAACGTTACTGTGTTTGTAGCATAATTAATATCTGTTATTGTGTATATATTATATGTACTATCGAAGTAAAATCCAATTTGGCCGCCTACATTAACATCATACATGGGCGATATTGTGATTGTATTTGCAGCTGCCGCCGTAATAGTAGATATTGGCCTAGTGGCAATAAAATTTCGATACCGCTCAAATAAATCATTCCTGTCCAACTTCGCAATGTTTAATATCGCATTATTATTTCTATAATATGTTATCTTATCTGAATTATCATTCGACTTCCCTGTTAAATATGTAACTATGTCTGGTAACCGTAATAAGCCATATGACGATGCCTGTATAAACGGATCTTGCCCATGCTCTGGTATTAAATCTCTAGACGCATATATATTAGCCATATTTACATCATAATTAATTAATACTTTGTTAATATTTTTATATGTAGTAGTCCCTATTAATGTGCCATCGAAAAGATTATTTAAGCTTGTAAAGTATAGATCAATTATAGATTGTTGTACTCCTAAAATTGTATTATATTTGTAATTTATATATAACTTTTCGATTAATGCCGACAAGTAATTTAATATTAGATTATCATCTAATTCATCCAGATAATATGTAATATTATTGAAAGTATCTATTGGCTGGACAAAATACCTGTTAAGCAAATATACTTCGGTTCCATTGTCATTAATGAATCTACCATGTAAAATCTTATCTATTTTAATCATACCTTCATGTAACGAGTGAATTGTGTTTTTAATGAGAAGCCAATCTGCCAATTCATATTTATCTATTATTGAATCATACATCTCCTTGAAAGCATTAATATTGTCCACCAAAAAGTAGGAAGAATTCGCAACCGTCATAGCCACAAAATTACCGAAATCGTTTACTTTATCCGCCAATTTAATCAATTCACGTATATACTTGTATATGTATATTATCGCATCTTGTGGGTTTTTCTCAGATACAATGTCCCAAGCGATTAATGATGAATCGCCATAATTCACTGTAATTATTTTTAATTGACTGAGTATATAATCTTTTGAATTCGCATATAATTCATTGATGTTATTTACATACGATCTAAGATATAGTCTAATTGTGTTATTTGTTAGATAATTATTTATTGCACGATATCCAGTCATGTTATTGTAATTGTGTGATAACTTAATATATAACGGTTTAGGATTGGTAAATCCTGTGTCGAAACCAATATCGTATATATTATGTGTCGAATTTGAATTTATTATCGTTTGATCATCATTTTGTACTAAAGTCACTTGTCTTATAAATTCATTATTTAATAGCGTATTTACATCATTATTAACTAATTCATTATCTTCGTCATCATCTAATCTCGTATTGAATTCATTTATTGATATTGCTAAATAATTAATATAATCTAATAGTATAACATTTGCATTATAATAATTTACATCTGTTGCATAATCTATATCTGGCATTGTACTAATTAAATTGTTATATACAGTTAATGTATTATTATTAACTTCGACGTACATTGATGTTTTAAAACTATTTGTATTATAATATGGACTGACTTTATCTAATAATTTATAATATATATATAAATAATCTGTGGTTGAATCAAGGTTCACTATCTTTGCCAATGAGTATGTATTATCTTTTTCAATAAATATGTAATCACTTACGCCAAATACTGAAATATTATCTATTTTATATGTCACTGTTAGTAATGAATTCGTGATCATTGTATTAATAGCATTATTTTGATATACCAGAGATTTAATGGGATAATATCCTTTCGATGTATGTGCGGTAATCAATGCACTACCATCATATATCGGAAATTGTTGTGTTGTTTTATAATTTGTGGCATTTGTAGCTGTTGCATCTGTTAGTTCAATATATTCATCCCCTTTCATATTGTATATAGTAGTATTGTATTTACTAGTCAAATATGTATTGAACTGATTCAAAGTTATGTCATACACAATCGTAATTATATTAATTGTTGTATTTACAGAACAATCGGCAATCGATATATATATATCATCTATTTCATTCATGTTAAGTGTAAAATAGTTTTTAATACGTTTGTCTGTATATGCTCTGCTACTCACATTATATACGTTGAAATTAGACTGATTAATTTTAAAATCTGACGAAGTATAACTATTATTAGTGGTAATATTTTGTTCGGCAGGTGGACTCGTCCCTGTATTATTTGTATATTGATGCATTATTGTTAATGTTTCTGCACTGTTCTCACTGTTAATTAATTTACTGTTATCATTGATTGCCTTTCTAACATCTTTGGGATATGGTACATCTACATCTTCCTCTTTTACCAGTTTATATACAATTTTGTATATTTTGCCTGAAGTTAATGTTATTGGAAAATCATCACTGTCTGAATCATATAAGGTAAATTCTATCTTACTATTCTCTTGACCAAAAATGTGTTCAAAATATATACCATCTTTATATTCAATGTGTTGTAAAATTGGATAATTTACCTCTGGCATTTGCGTATATTGTGAAGCTGCAGACACCGGCACTTTTGTGATAAAATACGGTTTAGCATACGTAATAATTGGTGAAGTTCTATTTCCAAAAGTCGCATTGTCTATATCTATTTTAAATGAATATATTTTGTAATCGTCTCCTAATACCATCATAGTGATAACTGGTGTGTCGGAAATATATTCATATATCGTAAATGATAAACTTTTAATGTTATAACTAGTAGTTCTACTATGTTTTTGTGTCATCGTTGTATCTGTCAATTCATATATATAAATATTATTAGCATCTGATAGTACTACATAATTATCTATTCCGACCGATCGTAATGAGTAAAATTTAGCAATGGGGAAAATTGACTCATTTACATCATATGTGACAGTGGTATTCATTTTTGTATTATATATGATGAAGGTATTATCGGACGGCAATGCAGATGATGATCTATGAATATATATATATTCGGCAAATGCATCAATTGCATTTACATTTGAATATGACATTTGATATATAAATTTACCGAATGTATAATATATGTATTTATCGTTTAAAATCAGACAATCATTATTAGTAAGTAGTTTTATATCACTGATATTTTCTAGACTAATATTGTTAGTTATATATGGTGTTGTATTCGGATATTGCGTACTAACATCTTTGTCTATCAATAATACGTAGTCATATGTATCAAAAGCAGTTGAGTTTAATTGATATAATGATGTATTGAATGAATCAATATCTGTATCAGTGACTGATAAATATATATCCGTCCCGCTACTATATAATTTGTATTTCGTATTGGCAGAATCAGTTATACCATTTATAATTTGGGAAGTAATAGTTAAATTCGCATCCAGTAATTCGTCAAGAGATGCGCTTGTACTATTTACATATATATCAGACCCTGAATAAGTAATAAATATAAATTGCCCTTTATCATTGTATGTTAATGCAAGTATATTAAGTAATTGTGCTATATGTCTACTTCCGATATAGTTATAAACCGTTCCATTTAACTTAAATAGGCTCACGTAAGAATCATCAACAAATAATATATGTTGAGTTGTATTAGAAGCATAATTATCTGCAGTGATCGGATTCACTATAACTCGCAGCGGGTTGGCGATCATAAGCATATCGTCTGGAATATAATTAAATGATTGGATATCATTGATCGATAAATTATTATTTTTATCTAATGTGTAAGCACAGGTAATTATCCTAAGATTACTCGTATCATGTATTATTAATTTATTTAAATAATCACTAATCGTGCTTTCTTCATCATCAAATAGATATGTAAATGAATTATCCGTCTTATACGTAGTAATTGTCTTTTTGCGTATATCATATTTTAATACACCGGTCTCCGCTATCATATGTAAATGTGTATCTAATGTGGGCATTAAAAATGGTCTATATGTTGAGTATAATTTACCGTATGTAGATTGATTAAATTTCAGTGTTATATTATCATCAATTCCCACATTACCAGATCGAAGTGATATAATTTTAAGTACAACTGTATTATTTTCATCTATTACATACAAATATGCCGCTTTGTCATTTATATTATATGTAATATTATTAATTGTATTCATAATAGCATCTATATTATCAATTGACATATTTCTAACATTGGAAGATGTGTATGGCAAGACTAATTTATTTGCAGTAGAATTAGTTACGTCTGTTATTAATGATATTTCTATTTTTTGTAAAGCTTGAAAGTACAAAGCAATATACGTATTATTATAACTGACTTTTATAATTGGCGATACTAATGAGCGTTGTTCAACTATCACAGATAATACATTATCTACATTAGGTTGTGATTTAATTATCTTTTGTTTGTACAATTCATAATAAAAAGATGCAAATTTGTAAACATTAATCGGTAAATCACCCGTATCTCCAAGTACTGTAATCCTTCTATCAAATGTCAGTTTGTAATAAACGTCATTGTATAACATAGTTAATGTGTATTCATCAAAGTAATAATTATTTGTTGTATTATCACGTATATACATCATCATATAGAATATATGTGGATCTGCTGGATCTTGTTTCATTTGAAATGTTAAAATGGAGAAATCCTCGTTAATGTCACTTCTAAATGAACCTGCTGCATATACATATACATAATTAATTAAATGTATCACATTTGTTAATACTTCCGGTCCAGTTTCAGATGCTTTATTTCGCATAACATATAATAGTTTATTCTGTAAATCCGCCATGAATGTATATATATATGGGTGTGTGTCAGACGGTTCGGCATCATTATAATATTGGTAATGAAAATAGTTGTCAATTGTATTATGATCAATATTTCGTACAATTTTTGATATATTTTTCGTCTGTAATTGATTCACAGTATCGATATTCGTTATTAATCTGTCTCTATAAGTAGTACCATCATGGCCAATATAATAATACATTGCATTGACAAAATATAATTTACCAAGATTAAATAACGATGTTACCCTAAACGGTAATTCGTCATTCAAGTATGTTTTAATACTTACTACCTCATTTGTTTTCGATATATAATATATTAAATAATTAGAAAATCCTATATCGCGTTCTATTATATACTTTGCATCTGCATTAATTAAAATCGTTTGTATTACTTCAAAATTTGTCTCTGCTAATCTAATTGCTGAACTCCATGGCATAATATCTTCCTTAACTGCCAATTCATTATACTTATTTGAATCATGCAGTAGTTTTTCAACCGTTAAATTACCAAATTTATATATTTGTTTATTGTCATCTACTACATAATATATACCGTTTTTTGTCGCGATACATGTTGGATTAACAAATTCTTGCTTGTCAGTTATCGTATTCAGACGATTATATTTGATTATATTATTTGTTTTATCATTTATATATTTCATCATTGAATATTTATTGACAGCTATATTGTAGTTATATGTGGTAGACGGTATTAAATCGGTCGTGGAGTATACTAACATATATTCTTGTGTGTAACCGGTCTCATTTAATTTTATATTCGACACTGAATTAGTGCCATTTATGTCGAAAGCAGTAGTTAGTACGCTTATTAATTTGAGAATATCGTTAATATTTACATTGCCTAACTTATAAAACGCCGTGTGATAGTTTAAAGTGAGTTGTTGATATGATGTGAATAAATTTGTGATGGTATTTTTGATATGTTCATCATAAAAATTGTAACCCGTGTCATTTGTATCTCTAGTGGTATATACATCAGTTATTGCGAACTTTATAAAAGCAGCTACATTTTCTATTTTTGTATTTTTCGTTTCTGTAGTCGGTCTTAAAAAACTACCATCAGCCGGCGAAACAAATATTTCCAACATATCATATAAAAACAGGGACGAATCGAATATTTTTTGATACATGTTCATCAAATATTTGCTGTTGTACTTTATACAATTCAATAATAAACTTTGTAAATTCGTATGTATCTCTGTATCACTCATACCATTTGTCAATCCACTTTGTAAATAACCATTATAATTATTCACTACGTCTGTATTCAGCGCAGCAACAGTCATATTAGAAATTTCCATTAAAAAATTATCTTTGACATACACCTTATCGTCTTCCGCTACTGCATCTGTAAAATTCATACGATTTACAACTATAGATGTCTTATTTGTACCAATGTCATAAGTTGAAGAAGATATAACGTAGACAGCTAATGGATAGTAATATTGACCACTTTCTAGTTTATTATAAAAATAATCATATGGCGATGACGATAAATTATTACTAAATATGAATGCTAATTTATTAGTGGTAAATTTTTTTGTATAATTACCGATCACTTCAAATATGTATCCTGCGCTGAATACCCTTTCCAATTTGATATCTTCAGTGGGAGTGATATTGTGAACCGGAATATAATTACTAAATGTTAATAAGTCGTCAGTATTATCAGAACACGTTATGAATTGATTATTACTTAATTCCGCTAAATTGTAATTATCAAATATATCCGCTGCTTGTATTATCATCGTCCCTTCATTTATTGTGACATCAGTATTACCAGATGTTATTCTAACTAAGTATAATATTCGTCTAATATTAATTGTTTGATAAGTAGAATTACCATCATTTGCCACAATAATAATCATGTTAAAATTGTAAATCATTGTCGGTACTGTCAAATAATACATATTATTTGTTGTGAACTCTAAACTTTTTATATCAGATGAAGGAGATGTAATAATTTGATGATATGAAAATAACTCATCCAATTGTATAACTGCATATTGTAAATTTGTCACTAATTTATTCATTATACCATCGAACATATTTATTTGATGATCAAACGAAATATTTTCATTCGCTAATCCCGTCAATATACCTTCTAAATACTTCGATACATTTATATAATACAAATAAAGATCAAAATTTTGTTGGATAATGTTACTCAACTCCAATTTAATATTTGTTATTAGTTTTGTATCATAATTTTGCACGTTATTACCAGTGTAATTTTTAATAGCAGATAAATTATCTAAAATCGATCCAAATCGTGCATCTTCCTCATTTGACAATAATTTGTCGGCGTTTTTGCGATATAACATATTAGTGAATATATCATTCGCCGTATTTGCATTAATATTTTTCGCTGTGACGCCTTTACTTTTCTCAGTTATAACATTCCCATTATATTCATAACTGGGGTACTGTAATACATCTTGCAAAGTGATTTCGTCAAACAGTAGATCAATAGAATTATCTTTTAAATATATCAAAGAGTCGTTAACTTGCTTTAGCGAATTAATTTCTCTTCTGTTAAATTGTCTACATAGATTTTTAATATTGTTAAATAATATTAATTCGATCGTTTTCAATTTATTAATATTGAAATAAATTGTGCTGATTTGTCCATCATAAAGGTCAGATTGTAAAATGTTTGAAATGAGTTTATCAATTGGCACTTCGTAGTCGAACTGGACAGTTGGTAGATCTAATTTAAAATTTAAATTTTTGAGCAAATCTCCGTAATTTGGCACTGTGAATTGCTTAATATCATTAAATGCAGTAATTTCTACTGGTTTAGAAAATGATTCTATTGCAAATAAAGTTGGCTTCTTATAAACCGTCTTAAAATAAGATATTTGAGGATTTTCAATCAATATTGAATCCTGTTTACCAATTGATACTAATTGCAGAAGGCCTCCCGGCATTAATAATTAATAATATTATATTTATATTAGCTTTAAACACATTTGATTCATTTTCTTCTAATTTGAACATAAAATTAACCAGAAAAGACCAGCGACGCAATGCCATTGTGTATACGTAATATGTTATAATTTATTGCGTACATTACCATTTTATATTCTGATTCTTGTTCTACAATATAGTTATAAAAATTATCATTTAATTTTACCTGTAATGTTTTACTTTTGATCAAACTGAAATTGCAGCTACCAGACGGTTGGAATTGATCTGGCCGCAACGAAAATGCATATGTATTTATACCTGGATATGTTTCATGTTTATATGTTTGATAAGGTACAACGCCGTTATAATACATAAAATCAACATTTGGTGTCCTGTGTATACCATTAAATGTAATATATTCCGTCTCAATTGGATTATAACTATTTTGCTTAGCTTCATTAAATATGATACCATAATTACCATCATGATAATTCACATATTCGACATATTTCGCCTGTAAAACGATATAATCATGAGTAGCATATACTACGGGATATTTTCCATCATAATATTTACTATATTTAATATTTACGATATCGCCTTTATTGTAAACATTCCCGTTGCCATTTGTTCTATTATAATAAATGGTTATTAAATCGCTCAATCTGCTGTTACTAACTGTTTCATCTATCTCATTGTCTTCTGTCCTGGAAATGAACACTATGTTATATACATTTACTACATGATATCGATTGAATAGTTTATTGTTCAGTAAATTATTTTGTTCTCTAGCATACCATATTAATTCTTTGACTGGGTGAAAAAAATCTAAGTCGACAGCCACTTCGGATATATTATGAGCGGCAGATGTAATTGTTTGAACACTTTGTACTAAATATTCGTGTTGAAATTGGCCAAACTTTTTCCTTTCGTCTGTACCCAAAAAAATATAATCCACTAATAAAGAACACTCGCCGAGTTGAATAAGATTGTTAATATTAGATTTTCCATTATAGATACAGCATTTATCTAGGGAGGAGAATTCTATATTTACTTCAACGTCATGATATACTAGAGATATTATAGGTAAGGCATTTCCACTGTGTTCACTAAACCATGTAGGTATCGGGATGTATAATGTTTTCGCTTCTTTCTGTTTATTCGTGTATGATGTTAGCGCAGGAATATTACCGATCATTTCATCTAATAATCCGTATAAATGTTCTTTATTATTTAACGAATAATAGATGTCTAAAAAATTGCTGTCCATAGCGACAATTTCCTGACCACCGATCATTATAGAGCATTTATTAATAATAAAAAAACCGAGCCTTTCAATCCATGCAAAATGTTCGTGTAAAGTTGTAATGTTAACAATCCCCTGTTTTATATCCGCAATCAAATCTAATAATATCCTTTCTTCTTTGCTATAATACAAATTCATATTAGCAACAAATGACTTTACTGCCTCTAATAGCGCCTCATTTTTACTATCTGTACCATAATATGTATCTTTGCTTGACTCTGGAAAACTACTATCAAATTTTGATAACACATCATCTAAAATTACTCCTACTGTATTTATTGTTAGTTGTAAGTCATTTTTGTATTTGATGATTAGTATTTTAAATGTATGCCAGTCGCTGCCCAGAGTTTTTGCTTCTAATAATAGACCATTGAGAATAATGTAATTATATTTAAAGAATTGTATATATTTGGCTAGAAGAAGTTGGTTAGCGGCCAGTGAATTTTTAGCGGTAATGACAGCAGAATTATCAATAGGTATATCTGATGGTGATGCTATTAAATTAACTGCCGGGATATTTACTTTAAGATATAATTTATGGATAAGATCGCCGACTTTTGGCAGAACGGTGACGAAACGGGAATCGAATTTCGGTGTTCCATTTAATGGTACTTCAATTGATTCCATTGCGAAATTGGTATATTTTCTATAAACCACTTTGAAAAATGTAATTTCTGGTATGCTTGTAAGATATAAATCTTGGCTACCATATGCAACAATTTGAATTAGACCTCCCGGCATTGACTAATAATACTGCATATAATATAATTTGTTCATTTAATCGTATTAAACATATTTAGCAATGATTTAATTTCTATTTCTAATTTATTAATGTCTTGTACAAATAACAATTCAACTTTAGAAACATCTTTTGAAAATGATCCAAGCGAGATGCTTAAACGAATTACCAAATATTTGATTGAAGGTGTTATCGTAGCAATTGTAGCCCGTTGGATATCATCTCATAAATTAACTTTGCAAGAAATTGCCACAATCGCATTGACTGCCAGTGCCACCTTTATTCTTCTAGATGTATATTCACCGTCTGTCTCCGCCGGATACCGGCAAGGAGTAGGGCTTATATTGGGTATAAAGACTATGGTACCAGTCTAATGAAAGAAAAAATGAATATAATACATCTTATTGTATAATCTATAATAAGATGTACATTTATGGATATTAAACTTGTACCTCAGACGATTCGACGTAAAAATGATGGTAATAATATGTTTGGAGTATATAAGCGTGCGTATGAACTTATGGATAAAATCAAAACAACTGGTAAAACAACATTTAATCTAGAAGAAATACATTATATCACACAATATTGTGCACTTGCCGAAGGTTATATAGATCGAACTGATGTACCGAACACGCTAGTCGCATTTAATAATCCAAAGTATAATAATTGGCATATTCTGACAAATACATTCTATGTATTTTCATATGAAGGTACTTACGAAGAGTTATGTAAGGATTGTGAATCTGGAAATTTTGATGATAATTCTAAATTTGGTATTTATTGAGATGGAATAAACTGCCATCCTAATTTTTTACATATTTTTTCATATATTTCTTCTTGTTCTCTTAACTTTGTTGGGCTTTTGAGCAAAGGAAAATGAGATAGAAAATGATCTTCGCCAAGTAGTTCAAAAAATTTGTGAAATACGTAATTATAATTGAGGAAGTTTTTCCTTCCTCCTTTAAATTCTTCGAATGGTGCTTGTATATCTTTGAACATAGCTTTTAATCTGTCTTCCATTTCTCTAGTAATAGTTGGCGGTTGAAGCCCTGTTAATCTATTAATGATGAATGGGATATGTTCGAAATACATATTAAGTTCTAATTTTTTAAGAATATTGCGCATCACTTTCTTTATTAATTGTTTGGGATCGGTGATTTTTCTTTTTTTAATTTCGGATATAATTGAGTTATAAATTTGCGGGGATATTTCGGTGGATTCTTTAGCTTGGAATTGATTCATTAGCTCGGAAAAATGGTTCATACGTTTGTAACCAGTACTTTTATTCTCATAGAATGGATCCTTATAATTTACTTTTTCCATATCTACTATCACTCTATCACTGTGACCACATTCAACACATACCAAATGACCATCACTATGTTGTAATGTTTTTTCAATCATACAATTTGGACATAGCTGAGAGGTATGTTTCTTTTTTTTACTCGAAATTGATTTATTCATTGTACATCTGATATATTCATCTAACATATTATTTTCGTTTGAATGGAATTTATCTTTTTTACTGGTGAACAAATCGATGACGGAAATTACTTTCTTTTGACCCTGTCCAATCGGATTATTATTTACATCATAGTGTTTCTCTATAATTGGTAATGCACGTGTTAAATAATCAAATTCATCTGTTGCATTCTCGATACGCTCTATTTTATCAACTAAATTTTCAATTCGCTCTTTTAATCCTGCTCGTTTACTAATGTCTACGCTTGTATAATCACGTGGTGGTTTTGCCTCTACTACTGCTAATTCACTATATAATTTATCTAATTTCTGTTTCAACTTTGGCAGCTCCATGTATTGTTTATCAAATGATTCCATCTGTTTAACATGTATTGAATCAATTGTTCCCATGCCGATAGAAGATGTATCTTGTTTTAGAGTTTTTTTAAAAGTATCATATTTAAGTTTTTTATTCACGAATATATCTTCCATACACTATATAATCAATTAACATTAAAGTTTATTTAAATAGAAATTTCATTAATTATATTTTTTTTGTTTTTTTTAAATATGAATTTATGTATTACTTATGATTGATAATTTAAAATGTTTTTGATTTAATTACATGTAACAAGATGTTATAAAAGCGATTATGTAATAGCATATATCATAAAAATTTAATAAAATAATTCAATAATTTCGATTGTTTTATCGCTTTTGTGTGTTGTCCAATAGCGAATTTGTTCTTTTAATGCATTTATTCTGTCATTCCATTCTTGTATCTTCTCTTTTGCTATCTGTGTAATTCCTGATTTATTTGTCTTCCAACACGATTTAATTTCATTACCTTCATCGTCGGTATAGCCATCCGGATTGAATCGTATAAACACTATTGGTCTATGTTGTAAATCTTGCGATAATTCCATTAATCGTTTATTTTCACAAGAACAATCATATGTATCATGTTTATTTTCATCAATTTCAACTATTATAACATGTGAACCCATATCTAATAACAAGTCTGGTCTACGTTTAGAACAACCATCTGGTACTTTTTTATCTTCCGCCCAATCATACATTGGAAATGCCTCTTTTATTCTATCAACCACTTCTTTCTCTTTTGTTTTATAATTTCTGACAACCGGAATATCGGGACAAAGATAGATGCAACAGCGAAGACAATAACCGTTGTATTTTTTACTTGCTATTGTTTCGCACCATTCGGATTTACACAATGCCGAACCGCCACATTGTTTGCAATGTTTCTTTTGTTTATTATGTTCACAATAGGCAGATCCTCCACAATCGCGACAATATGCTATATCTTTGCCATGTTCACAAATAGATCCACCGCCACATTCTTGGCACCTACTTTTTCGTTTGTCATGTTGACAAAAATCGGATCCGCCACAATCGCGGCATTGACTTTTGCGCTTATTATGTTCGCAAATAGATATGCCACCGCATTCTTGACATCGATGTTTTAATTTATTATGTTCACAAAACGCAGAGCCGCCACACTCACGACAACCGTTTTTTATTTTTCCATGTTCACAAATAGATGCACCTTTACATTCTTTGCAATGATATTTTTGCCTATTATGTTCACATAGGCCAGAACCTCCGCAGAAGCAACAGTTTCGTTTCCTTTTCCCGTGCTCACAGTATGCTTCTTTTTTCTTTTTCGCCAGTATTTCTACCTCCATATAATTAATAATATAATCTGACGTATACATCATATACAATATTTATTTCAATTTTATTAAAGATCATAATTAGAACATAAAATAAAAAGTGATGATCGGTAACTTTGGTAAATTCCTGCCTAAAATTACACTCTACACAAAATTTACCAATAGAATTAGGGATTAATTATAATAATTAAATTTTATTTTTATGATTGCGGTATTTTTTTTCTGAAACATAGTATATATTCAGATAATGCCGGGCGGATTGATGCAATTAGTAGCCTACGGGGCTCAGGATCTTTACCTGACCTCTAACCCTCAAGTAACTTTTTTCAAGGTGGTGTATCGTCGCCACACAAATTTTGCCACAGAATCGATCGAACAACCGTTCTCTGGTACCCCTGATTTCGGACGCAAGGCAGTTTGCGAAATTCAACGCGCTGGTGACTTAGTCAGCAAGATGTACATCCGCGCCGAACTACCCGCATACGACTCGGGTAACGATGCCAACAAGTGGGCGTGGTGCAGCAAGGTAGGACATGCTCTTATTAACTCAGTTGAGCTTAACATTGGTGGTGTCCAAATTGATAAGCAATATGGCGATTGGCTCAACGTATGGTATGAGCTCGCCCGCAACTTCGCACATGATCGTACTTATGATGAAATGGTTGGTAACACAGTTGCCCTCACAACCCTCGCTCGCTCCCACAGCGCCGCGACTCTCTGGATTCCGCTCAAGTTTGCTTGCTGCCGTAACGATGGTCTCGCTCTCCCAGTGATCGCCCTCCAATATCACGATATCCGCATCAACGTTGAGTTCACATCACTCAGCAAACTCATCAACCACACTGCCGGCATGACTGTCCCAACAACTATCCGCATGAATGCCTCGCTGTACGTTGACTTCGTATATCTTGACAATGATGAGCGCAAGCGTTTCGCCCAAGCTTCCCACGAGTACTTGTTTGAACAACTACAATTCACCGGTGATGAATCAGTAACAACCGTTAATCCCAAGTACCGCCTCGGTCTTAACCACCCTTGCAAGGGATTGTACTGGGTTGCTCGTCATTCCAAGTACACCGAAGGTAATGCCTTCCTCGCAGTTAACTCAAGCAACTGGGAAGCCGCTCGCGTTGAAGCCACCAAGCGTTTCGTACTCCGTCTCGCTGATCTCGCTGCCGGTCCAGTCCTCCAAATGGAAACTGTTGGCGCCCGCGCTAGCTTGGCTAACCATGTTAAACGTCTAGTTGATGGCAGCTTGTCGACAACCGTATTCGACGGCAAGACACTCGGTCAATGGTTCGAGGCAATTAACCCCGTATACATCTCGGAGAATTCCCTCGACGTCGACAACATCACAATTCTTGGCGAGCTCCTATCTGTTGCAGTTATGTCAATCCCGACCAGCACACTATTTGCTGGCGTAACTGTAGATGCATTACTTGCTGCTGGCAATGATGGTTATGCGGACAATGATGTCGTTATTGTCCAACACGATAACTATGGTGTATACATTAACGGTAGCGTTAACCCGACACAACAAGCTCTCCTCCAATTGAACGGCCAAGATCGCTTCTCCCAACGCGAAGGCATGTACTTCAACTACGTTCAACCGTACCAATGCCATAGCAACGGACCGGCCGATGGTGTCAATGTGTATAACTTCGCTCTCACACCGGAGGAGCACCAACCTTCAGGAGCTTGCAACATGTCTCGTATCGACAATGCAACCCTAAACCTCACTATGCATACTGACTTCCGTGATAGCAACAGCACTATCAGTATCTATGCCGTGAATTATAATGTGCTGAGGGTCATGAGTGGCATGGGTGGCCTTGCTTATTCAAATTAATAAGACGTAAAATTTATAATTTTTATAAGGTTATACAAATTATAAATTAAATACAAACAGATGTATTAACGATTGAAATTGAACATCAATTATAATTCATGGTATTTATTGTACATATAAATATTGGATAAATAATATTTCCCGATCGAATATACATAATTTAACCTATCTATATAATTTAGGTATAATTGTAAATTATAATGATACAAATATAACAGAATCAGATTTCAATAACTGCTGTGGAGTTATTCCTTTTAATTTTTGTCCATCTGTGAAATACCAAGGTATTTTTTGCTTGGGAGATATATTTACCCATTAATTCTTTCTTTGACATGATATATGTACTAACTCGTTCATCGCATAATTTAATTTCAATTTCATCTAATACTCTATTATGATATATTCTTAATAGATGTATCATAAATTCATTAATATTATACACAAATTTTAACATATTGCAATCATAACAACATGAAATTATATTGCCAATATCATAACCAATATCATTATTAATTCTATCAATACCATTTTTATGCGTATCACTATTTATTTTGCCACATAAATAACATGGCTTATTTACAATTTGCATAAATTGTTCAATTGACAATGTATTAGCTAGTTTTCTTGATTTGGCGCTGCCAATATATGTTTTATATAATTTATCATAACTGACTTCATTATGGTCTGCAAAATATATACTATAATCATACTTTGCATCTATTATTTTCAAATACGATAATAGATGTCTAATCATATTGATAAATTTGAAAATTGACGCGTCACGTTTCAACACATTGCACACATTGCAACAAGACACACAATTATTAATAACATAACCTTTATTGTTATTGACTCTATCTACGCCATTAATTAAATTTTTCGTTGGTTTTAATCCGCAGTAATAACATGGTTGGAACAACATTAATTTAAATTTTTCTTCGTTATAATTAAAATCATGACCTCGTCTAATCGCGCTATCCTTGTACATCCGTAACTTATAATCTGGATCATTGCGATTTGACTCTGCTCTATCCCTACAATCAAAACATGTCAAATAATTTCCCTCGAATGCTTCTTCTGGTAATGGATTTATGCAACTAGAGCATATTCTAAAATTATCCAAATTATTTATTGTATGTAATATATTGTATTTGTGCATGTGTGGCAAATATCTTTGTAAATGTCTATCACAAAAAATATTGTGTTCAATCACATTTTGTATAAAATCCACGTCATCTATACCTATGCTATGACAATTTATCAATATTTTATTAATATTTTTATTGATATTTTCGTACGTACATTTTTCACCATTATGTAATATCACCGGACATTCAACCCTCATGGCTCGTTTTCGTGCTACATATTCTTTATCTGATTCTTTACATCTATCACATCTAATTTTTTCAGGTGTGACATCTGCACGCACATTATGACACTTATTACACTTCATAACCTATACTTCTATTGATCCATACAACCTATAAATTAAAAATTTCAATTTATATAGCAACTTACGCTCTCACAATATTTACATCATTTAACACTCATATAGATCTCTTTTAATAAATATTTTTTTAATATATTTAGACAAATTATAGTGTCCATCTGTTAAATCGTACCACGCCTTAGAATGACCATAAAAATTTTCACAAATGCCATCAAAATCGGTAAGATGTTGTATACATAGATGCCTATCTTCTATTTTTATATTATCCTCGATAAATCCATCAATATTCGCGATGATATCCTCACTTACACATTTACATAAATCGTCTAAATCGCACAACGAAATGCAATGGGCATATTTTTGCAAATTTTTCACGCCAACGACCGGATATTGGCAATAATGCCATTCAATAATATTAACTTTGACTAGGTCATATATCATCGTTTTTTCATCTTCGGTTAATGGAAGTGTAGCCATAATTATTGAATATTATATAAATTAAAGCCAGGAATTTAAATTTTCAATTTATCATCGGATCATAGCCTGTCACAAAATACATTATTCTGTTTAACATTTCTAATAAAATCATTATCAAATATATCAGCTTCATGGCAATTAGCAATAATTTTGCTTTCATCTTTATTTATATTTTCATATGTACATTGTTTGCCATTTTGTAAGATTAGCGGACACGTAACGCGTACTAGACGTTCCATTTGTTTCTGCATATCATATTCTTTCGCCGACTTTATACATTTGTCACATCTTTTTTTATCGGCGTTTATATCTATACCTCTATAACTGCATCTATTACACTTCATCATACAAATATAACTATCTTATTCCGTCATCGTAAACATACAATAAATTTTTTAAATATTTCACTTCGAAACTAAAATTTAAATTTAAATGTATCTCAATTGTTGATGCCAATCAGTACATGTGCCTCGAAGTGTACCATCTGTGTATATTAATAGTTCTACAGCTATATCGTATACAATGTACGGCTGGTTTGTTGCTTTGTAAAATGTAAAATGTAACGAAACATTATCAATTCTGGCGAAGTTTAACGATCCGACAGCAGATTCCAATGTTACAGATTTATAATTATTAGTCCCATTAAATGGAATATAACATAAGTCCTTTGAAATACGATATGTACAACTTTCTAACATTATTCGATCATAATCAAATTTAACCATGCCATTGATTGTAAATTGCAAGTTTTTTATATTATCAATATCACCTATCACAAAAAATCCTTTGGCCAGTTGATTACTGCAACTCCGAATTTTTTTTTCCAGAGTATCTGCACATATCTCATCCACATGATATACGTATTGTGTTAATCCATAACCGTTTGATTGCATGAGCATATTTCGTGTTGGTCGATCATAAAATGTTAATTTTGCTACAATATTAATATTTGTGAATTGATGATCCCGCATAAATTTCAAATCTATCTCCGCATTCGTCAATTTTATCATATTAAATCGTGTTGAAAGATAATCTGGAATAGTGATTATAATGCTGTTATCTACCTGTCGAATCGGATTTAATCTTATTAAAAATTCGAATGAGTAATAAAATTCAGTACGATCATATTCTCCATCTTTACCAACATATATCCGTATATGACCATATGAACTCACATTTTCTATAAATTGTTCCAATGTCATATTAGTATCTTTAAAAACTATTTTTTCGATACTTATTTCATCGATTAATCGTCCTTCATATTCTTTCTCCAATCGATAGTCTACTGATGTAGGATACTGTGGATTAACTGGTATATTATACATATGATAAATGTGGGCCGCATTCTGTGGAATATATTTATGGTGGATCTCGTCGGTTGCATTTAATTGAAAATCTATTAAATTAGACATATAATATTACTCTAAATATAATAATGAATAACATAACGCATTAGATTTAGATATAATATAATTGTCCACGCCAATCAGCGAATGTGCATATGGCTGTATTTTCTATATATATTAACATTTGCATAGATATATTATATATCTCATATGTTTGGTTTGTTGGTTCATAAAATGTAAAATTTAGCAAGGCATTATCACAGTTGGCGAAGTTTATTGACCCAACGGCAGATTCCATTGTTAGTGAATTATAATTATTAACTCCATTGAATGGTATGTAACATAAATTATCCGAAATACGATATGTACAACTTTCTAACATTATACGATCATAATCAAATTTGACCATGTTATGGATTTTAAATTGCAAATGTTTTATATTATCAATATTACCTGAGATGAAAAAACCTTTAGCGAGCATATTACTGCTAACCCGACATGATTGTTCTCGAGTATCAGCACTACAATCATTTATATTACATACGTGTTGCATTAACTCGTAATTATTGGATCGCATAACCATATTTCGTGTTGCCCGATCGTAAAATGTTAATTTCTCTATAATATTAACGTTCGTAAACGGGTGTTTTGAACTGAATACCACGTCCAGAGTCGCATTCATTAACTTTCTCATATTAAATCGTGTTGAAAGATAATCCGGGATGGTAATTATAAAGCTGTCGCCAATCTGTTGAACCGGATTTAATTTAATTAAAAACTTTAACTCATAAGTAAAATCGGCTCGATCCTCACCTAGTTTATTGCTAATATATATATGCATATAACAATGTGATTCTAATGCTTCTATAAATTGTTCTAATGTCATATTAGTATCTTTAATAACTATTTTTTCAACGTTTATTTCGTCAATTAATCGATTTTCATATATCTTTTCCAATTGGTAGTATATTCTCGAAGGCTTGCTAGTATCAACTGGCATATTGTACATATGATAGGCATAGGTCGCGTTTTGTG